TCATCCAAACAAGATTGAAGGAACCGATATTTGAAACCAAACTACGTTTGGTTATTCTCCGCATACTGCGGAGAAGAAATGTATAAATGCTCACGATACCCAAAAGGAGATAAGTGAAGCAAGTTGTAAAATTCAACATTACACCCTGTCCCATTTTAAATCTTCAAGGGTGTTAAGTTATATTTTCTATTATAAAATTCGTTAAATAGTTGTCATCTAATACCTCTTTTTTATTTTGATGATATTTACTAAATATATATTTATTCTCGTTTTTTTTTATCGTCCATCCACTTTCAATTGCATTAAATATTAAAATACTTTTATATAATCTCTGCTTATCATTATTCATTAAATTACTTAAAATTAATTTAATATTTATATCTTCTTTCTCCATTTCTTTATAAACTTACTAAATAAAACAAAATCATTATTTTATCTTAATATATGCAAAAAAAAACAAACACAAGGTAAGGTTACGAACAAAACACCATAAAAAAGACTAAAAGTTTATGAATATAAGAAACATTAATGTTAAATATTACACCCTTGAAGATTTAAAATGGAACAGGGTGTAATGTTGAATTTCACAACTTGCTTCACTTATCTCCTTTTGGGTATCGTGAGCATTTATACATTTCTTCTCCGCAGTATGCGGAGAATAACCAAACATAGTTTGGTTTCTTCTCCGCTGTAGCGGAGAATAACTTTGTCTTTGACAAAGTTTCTTCTCAACGAATTAAATTCGTTGAGAATAACCAAACATAGTTTGGTTTCTTCTCCGCTGTAGCGGAGAATAACTTTGTCTTTGACAAAGTTTCAAACGCCGATTTTTATAAATAATTTATTTATAAAAATAATATAAAGGTAATACAATATTACTAAATAGACAATAATGATAATAAATGAGGTTGTTCTCCAACCAGTAATGGTTGCTTAGCAGTGATATGTGAGACCAGAAGTCAAACAAAGCATATTACAATTGCTACTCATTTCGTCCTTCACCAGTTACACTGGGTTAAGTCGGACAATCGTAAGGTGAAATCCCTTACTATTGACTTTACAGAAGGGGTAAATGTAAAAGGTGTAAATATATAAAACAATATTATATATATTATATATTATAAAAAATGCCTATATTTAAACCAAAATCTATGAAAAGATTAAGAATTTATCGCAAATATTCAAATACTTTGGATAATAAACATAAAGAATTTATTAATAATTTTATGTTTGATGAAAATGAAATATTGCCTAAATTAAGAGATGAAAAAAAAAAAATGTTATATAAAAAAATTAATGCTGAAAAAAGAAAAAAAAATAATATTGATGAATTATTAAACATAAATGATAAATTAAAAGAAATAGATTATGAAATAGATAAAATTAAGAATAGGAGAATTAATTATTATCTTAATAATTCTAAATATATATTTGGATATTTTGAAAATAAAAAATATATTCATGAAAATAAAACTAATCAAAATAGCAAAAATCAATCTTTGTATAAATTCTTTAAAATAGATAATAAAGAAGAAGATAATATTGAAAAGGACATTAATAATGATAATAAAAATTTAGTCAATAAATATTTCTATAATATTGATGAATCTTTTGTAGATATGAATATGTATGTTAAACAAACAGATATATGTACTAATTGTAATAATGGCGAGTTAATTCCATTAGATGATGAAGGAATATTAATATGTAATAATTGTGCTATTAATATTCCATATTTAATTGAAAATGAAAAAAATTCTTATAAAGATCCGCCAAAAGAAGTATGTTTTTATGCGTACAAAAAAATTAATCATTTCAAAGAAATATTGTCACAATTTCAAGGAAAAGAAACTACACAAATCCCAAATTATGTTATTGATAAAATTAAATCTCAAATTGAAAAAGAAAGAATAAACCTTAATGAACTTAACTATTATACTACAAAAGAAATTTTAAAAAAATTAGGATTTAATAAGTATTACGAACATATTGCGTTTATTAAAAATAAATTAGGCATTAAACCTCCTATTTTTAGCTCAGAATTGGAAAATTCTTTATGTAATTTATTTCTTGAAATACAAAATCCATATTCTAAAGTATGTCCTGAAAATAGAGTTAATTTTCTTAATTATTATTATGTTTTATTTAAATTGTGTGAATTATTAGGAGAATATACTTACTTAAATGAAATTCCACAACTTAAAGATAGAGAAAAATTAATGGAGCAAGATGACATATGGAAAAAAATTTGTATTGAGTTAAATTGGAAATTTAATCCAACTATTTAGTTTATTGTAATGTATAGGTAAGGGTTTTCTTTTCATTTTTTTAGTAGGGGGCTACGCGAAGGGGACTTCGTCCCCCTCCAACCCCCTCCCCTATCCCCTACGACCCCCCCATTCTCCGAACAAAAAAAACCCAACCACCTTTAAGGCTGTAGGGGGCTACGCAAAGGGGACTTCGTCCCCCTCCAACCCCCACCCTATCCCCTTCGGAAAAGCACGCTGTATTTTGTATTTTTATTTAAAAACCACCAGGAAATTTAACCAAGTTTGCACCTATTCCAAAACCTGCTCCACTTCTAGCACTTATGCTCATGCTTGGTAAATATGTATCTAATATTGCAAATGTTGCAGCAGCAGTTAAAGCAATTAGAGATATCTCTTCTATATTCAAACTTCGTTTTGGAATAGCAAAGGCTGCAACAGCCACCATTAATCCTTCTATTAAATATTTTATAATTCTTTTTATTAATTCTGTTGTATCAAACATTGGCATTTTTATTTATAATAGATATTAAGAAAAAAAAAGAATATTTAATTAAATTAATATAAAAAGTATTTTAAATTTAATATCATGAAAAGTAAATATATTAAACAAAAAAAAGAAGAAAAAACACGCAACACTTTTTTTGAGAAAAAAATTAATAAAGATGGCACTATGAATCAAAAATATATTGATTTATTGGAAGTTGATAAACCCATATCAGGACAAGCTTATGGATGTTTCTCTTTTATTTCACCAGATAAAATCATCAAACAAAAAGAAATATTCTTTTTTGAGCAATTCATTAAACAATGGGATATTAATACATCTATGAAAAAATTTACAGAATTTATTAACTTCATATCTTATAAATATAATTTCTCATTTGAAAATTTATATAAAGATTTTGAAGATTTTGTTAAACAAGAACAAGAAAATATTACACAAACTTGTTTGGAAGATGATTACAAAACATTCATTGATAAAAACGAAGAGGAATTAGAAAATAAATTTAACAAAGAACATAAATTTCAAACTTCAGTTAGAGGATTTAAATCTAGAGGCAATTTCGCTACACAAGAAGAAGCCGAGCATAGAGCTAAATTATTGAGAGAATTAGACCCATCTTTTGACATATTTGTAGGACCAGTTGGCACATGGTTGTGTTGGGATCCAGAAGCATACAAAACTGGAAACGTCCAATATTTAGAAGAAGAACTTAATCAATTAGTTACAGAAAAAAATAAAAATGAAATCGCCGCTAAAAACACTTTTGATAATCGAGTTAAAGAAGCCAAAAAAAAGGCAATTGAAGATAATAAAATTAACTCAGAAAAATACCATTCTTCTATTACACAAGATATTGACAAACAAGGCAACCTATTTAATATCAAAACTAAAAAAAACGAACAAGATATTATAAATAACAAAAACACACCAAATAAACAAAACACTTCAAATGATACACAAGAAATAGATAATATGGATGATATTAGAAAACAATTATTTGGAGAAAATATCGTAATTCAAAAAAATAATTGAAACTTTGTCAAAGACAAAGTTATTCTCAACAAACTTTGTTTGTTGAGAAGAAACCAAACTACGTTTGGTTATTCTCCGCATACTGCGGAGAAGAAACTTTGTCAAAGACAAAGTTATTCTCTGTAGGGGGCTTCGCGAAGGGGACTTCGTCCCCCTCCAACCCCCTCCCCTATCCCCTACGACCCCCCATTCTCCGAACAAAAAAAAACCCAACCACCTTTAAGGCTGTAGGGGGCTACGCGAAGGGGACTTCGTCCCCCTCCAACCCCCTCCCCTATCCCCTACGACCCCCCAT